TTAGCCCCAGCTTATGTCTCTCTTTATATTGGAAGTCTGTAAAAAGCTTTTGGAAGTCTGTGGGGCATTGCTTGTGCCAGAAGCCCAAAATAAGTAAACTTTTGTTTGAAGCAACAGCCCTACAAGCTTAATTAACTTAGCCATTTTCAAGGTATCCGCGTTAGTTATGGAAAAAGTATAATCTGAGGTTTTGCCAAATGGCTGATGTCGGCTAGCGGCAAATTCTCTTCTAAAACGGGTATGCTTGTTTTTAATGAAGGCTTCTTTTAGTTTATTGATTTGTTCTGATTGCAAAATCTCAAGCTTCTGCTGCACATATCGTTCACTACTTAAGAGCTGTACATCAAACCCTAACTCTAAGAGCACTTTAGAAACGCTAGATATACCGTCCACTGTTTGTTGTTGGGCTATTTTCTGCATGCCTGCCTTCTCAGCGAATGGGCTATACTTTGCCATTACGGCTATCAACTCGACGTATCTGGTGCCAGCCAACGGCATTGTCTCGCGAATGAGTTTGGCGCCTAAGCCTACGGTGCGGTATTTTGGGTGGATAACTACTCGGTTGATTATGCTGAGTTGTTTGTTCATTTCCTGAATGGTCATTCTTGGCAGCACCATTCGTCTTCCATAGCATGCTGGCGGTGGGTAACTGTAGACGATGACGCCGCAGAGCTCATCGCCTCTCACTAAGCGGAAGATTTTTCTTGGAACCGCAACCCTATGTCCCCTGTAATGGAAACCGCTAAGCTTCTGCCAATCCTCCTTGCTGCCCTCTTCAACCCTCATCTCGCGGATTAGGCTGCATTCAGCTGCTGGTTCGTTTGGGTAATAGCTGATTTGGATTTCTTCTCCAAAACGCTTCCGCACCAACACACTCGGGTTGAGGTCTTCTTGCAGGTCGCTATGGGTCGTAGCTGCTATGACTGCTTTGCCCTGTTGCCGGGCGATTTTCTGAAGGTTAAAAGCGATAATTTTTGCTGTGTCTCGGTCTAAGCACGCCGCGAATTCATCCATGAGCCACCACTGTTTGCCGCTTTCGATCAGTTTGGCGATTCGATAACGGTACCTTTGACCATCACTGAGTTGACTGTAGGTGCGTAGGAACAGAAAAGCATCATTTAAGCCAACTTTGCTTAGAAGTTCTAAGCCTTCTTCGACTGTGGCTCCGACGGTCTCGATTAATGGCTTCTCGGCGTCTACTGCCACGTCTGACAGGTCGATAGCCTCCTCGCCTAAGTCCGCCTTTATTGCCCGTAGCAGAACGCTTTTGCCGCTCCCGCTGTCCCCGGTAATGTAGACGATGTCTTGCGGTCCAATCTTAAGCTCAGCATCCAAAACCTTGAATCGCTGTGCTTCATCGATGCCTAACCCAAAAGCTTCAGCCACAACCAAACTGCGAGGAGTAGGCTTAGTGTGGGTTTCATAGCTTATGTTGAAGGTGAATTTACCTTCCGTCCGGTCGTAGATACGGCGGAACTGCCTTATCCGAAAATCTCTGTGTCGTCTCATTTCTATGTCACCTTGGTATAACCGCTAAGAATGGTTCGGGCTCCATTTGCACGGTCGCAAACACGGCTAGCGCAATACTCCAAAACACGTCATCGTGGGTACCGTTCGGGTGGCTGTAGCCTATGGCGCCGTCCTTGCGTAGGTCATAGCGTTCCACGTTTAACTCGGTGCAGAGGTCGCCTCTGTAGGGTCGCTCCCAGTGGAGCAGTGGATAGTAGAACTGCTTGTTCATCATGCGCTGCTTAAGCAGGCTTGCCATCTCACTTTTTCGGGGCACGCTAAAGTTGACGCCTTCAGCGTTCTCAATGCCGGCGGCTTGCATGTCGGCTATGATGCTTGGTCCTTCCCGGGTGAAGTCAACTCGGATTTTTTGGAATCCACCCCATCTATCCTGCAGAGCCTTGAGGTAGCCCATAACTTGCGCATAGAGTGTGGGCTGCTGGAAAATCTTTAGGTGACGAAGGAACAGCTTATCGTTAAGCCGCTCTACCACGGAGAGCACACAGTAATCCCGAGTCTGTGCAAGGTCTAGTCCAGCAAAGAAATCGCCCTCACATTCAGCCTCTGGATTGAACTCTTGCAGGTCAAAACCGCAATTCTTAACCGTGCCCACACAGGCAACAATCAAGCTTTGAGCTAACCAGACATCTTCATCTTCAGCCCATTCAGCTTCCATTTCCCGACGCCAACGGGCAGGGTCATCCCCGAATTGGCGCTTAATCTTCTCAATAATGGCTGGCTTAAGTGGACCATTAGGTTCCAGCGCCTTCTCCCAGCCAAAGTGCAGGCGCCCAAAGTCAGCGTAGTCTTTATGGTTGCACATCTTCCAAAACAAAGCGTCAGTATTGAAGGGTGTACTGCTAGCTGTCAGCTTGCCGTTAGTGGTGCCAAGCGTGAAAAGAATCGCATCATACAAGTCCTCGTCATTGGCTGTAAAGTTGACTTCGTCCCACCAAATCCGATGAAACGTATTGCCCCTAATAGTATCAGGGTTGTTTGGGAAAGCCTCAATCACGCTACCGTTTGGAAAGCTGATCTTTGTTTTCTGCACATGAAGGCCCTGTTGTGGAAGGTTGCGGCAAAAACTTGCCACCCTTCGGATGTTGAGTTTGGTTTGGCGCCAACTCGGACCAACAAACCCTATATTCAAGTCAGGGTTGTTCCATGCATCGGCTAGGTGCAGAGCGCCTATTCCTGTGCTTTTGCCTGTTTGCCTCGGCCACCGGACAGCGTTAAACTGAAACTGCTCATAAGACGCAATCAACTCAAGCAAATACCAATAAGGCTTAAGCTTACAGTACTGCTCAAGAAACTTGACAGTGTCCTTGGAGACTTCGTTGACGGCTGAGACTTCTTCTGCCTGCTGCACGCTAGCATAATCCTCAAGTGACCCACGGATTATGTGGTAGTCAGGCAGGTGCATCCGCCTTGGGCTTCTTGCTCCTTGTGGACTCTGCATATTTCCTCTCCAACTCAACCAACCGCTCTTCCAACTCGCAATAGTTGAAGTAGTCAGCGAAAATTTCCTTGTAGATTTTCACGCCCGAAATAATACTGCGCAACCGCAAAACCTCGGCTTGATCCAAGCCCGGCTGCTCAAGCGCCTTCAAAGCGGCAGTCAACGTTTTTAGTGCTTCTTCAACACTTGGCAGCTCTGCAGGTTTTTGGAAAGAAGAAGACAACAATCGTGGTGCACGGGGGCGTTTGTCTTCTTCTTTTTCTTTCTGTTGAATCTTTAAGCCTAAATTGTAAACCTTCGAAAGCACCGCATCGCGGGTTTTCACCATAACTTTGCAAATTTCATCAACGCTTCTGCCCTCTTCCGCAAGCTGCCGAAGCTGGCGTTCCTCGTTTATATCCCATGGTTTGCCTTTCGTCATGTTTTCTGCCCCACAAACAACCCAATCACGGTACCGCTAAGTCCGGTGATTGAAGCGAAAATTTCGGCATTCCAAGTATGCAAGATAACTAAGTGCGCAAGTTCAAGAGCAGACATGAACCCCGTCATGCCGATGGCGAATTTGACGCCCAACACAAGCTTAGCCGAAGGTTCCTCAACGACAAAGCGCCCCCTTTCAAAACGCCTCCGAGTCAAGGCACGCTTAATAGGGTCTGCCGTCGACGCTCAACCTCCGCTGCGCTAGTGCCCTTCGAAAAGTCCTTGGGCGATTCATTGAACGGTGCCCGCCCATCATAAAACTGTTAACAAGCCTGCTAGCCGAATCCGTTGGAATATGCTCCTTAACCAAAACCGTTACGCCCAATGCCCAACCGATAGGTATGGCGGTGTAGTCTAAATCGAAGAGGCCATCGGCATAGCGGAAACTGTTCTGTGCAATCACAATATGCTTAATCTTGTCGCCGATTAAACCGACAAATATGCCCCAACTTTTCACGGGAACGTCGATGGTCATGCCTGAACCTGAGCTTTTACCGACCGATGCATCGCACCAGTCAACGGCGATTAAGTCGCCGGGATTGATGTTTTCAAAGAGTTTTAGGATTTGCTTACTCATTTCTAAGTCACCGTCTCGCCTTTAGGGCATCCGTCCTAGCTCTTAGGGCATAAATCCAGTCAGCCATCAGCTGCTTCTGATAGCCCAAATTGAGCGTTACATCCAGCGTGTTGTTTTCTGCCAACAAGTGATAGTCTACGCTTTTGACAAGAAAACTAACGGAGGAGATGCTTTCGTTTGGCAGAGTTACCGCAATCATATCGCCGGGCAGAATAGGCGTGGTTCCATAGTCGATTAGGGTGCTTTTTACGACCAGCGAAGTTTTAGCTTGTTTTTTGTAGGCCAGTATTGATTTGGCTCTTAGCATGCATTCGTTGTCGCTGTAGAGGTCCTCGACGATGTCCACGTATTGACGCTCGCCATAGGTGGCTATGCTTGCGGCGTCGGTTTGCATGTTGCTGTATCTTGCGCCGGTGAAGTAGAGTTGGCCATGCCACACTTGACCACTCACGCCCGGAGTGACGAGGTAGGCTGTGACTGTTACGGTGCGAATGTTTTCCCAGTCGAAATCGGCAGGTGCAGCCCAATCAATTGCGTACTTGAAGCCGACGTCTAACTGGAAAGTTGACCAATCATTACTTGACGATACGCTATTGACGGCTGGAAGGGTGCGGCCACAGACCCGAGAGGAAGAATCATGCAGAATAACCAAGAACCCATCCGACTTGACGAGGTCATCCCGCAGTAGCGCCAAAAACAGCTTGGGATACTTGTTGCCGTTAACTGTTGCATTGAAATAGAATATGCTGACGGCGTTGTAGGCGGTGCCCGTTGTGTTCTTGACGCTTGTGGCAGCTGAACCATACTTTAAAGCGGCGTCTAAGGAAAGCGTGCCGCCGTACCCCGTCCAGTAACCACCCGCAGGGTTAAGGCTTTCAACCGTCTCGTCAACATCCAGCGGTGTGCTTTTGGTTGCGGCACCGTAAATTGTAACTTTATTTCTGACCGAAAGAATATCCGACTCCGTCTCCGCCTCTTCAATCCGCTCCAATAAGCTGACTGCGCTTGTTTTGGCACCCCTATGGAAAAATTCAAAGCGGCCATCCGGTGCAACCCTAAAATCGTATCCGATAGCGCCTGCTTTGTCGCTGTCCTGAGCGATTTGTTTGAGGATTTCCCAAGCCTGCTTATTCTCAAAGTCCAAACGGGTGAAAGTTGTGTCGGTGTCTTCAACCAACTCAACCGCGTTTCTTACATGAGGCAGACCTGAATGGTAGTCGAGGAGATGCTTGACGATTTCTTCGCCTTTCATGAGGCCGTAGCCTTCAGTCACGTACTCACGGAATAACCGCTCTCCCCAGTCGCGACCCGAAACAGTGACATAATGCTCGGTGGCGTTTGATTGGAACTTCATGTTCTCATTTCGCGTAGTTATGAGCTGGGGACAATTTGCGCCTCTACCCATCATAATGTAACCGTCCTCGCCAAGAGCGATTGGGGAGCCGCTTGGGCTGTATTTGCCGTTCCAGTTTTGAAGGCGATAAGCGAAGCTGCTGACTTCCTCGGTTCCACCCAAATGCACGGCTAGCTCCAAAATGTCCGCCTGATCGATTGGACCGCCTGTTACGCCAGAATAAAGGGTGACGGCGGGCGCTGCGGGCTCGCTCATGTGTCTTCCACTCCTTGACGATAGATCGCCATGTCACCAGATCGCACGATACCCCGAGTAGCGGTAGTGGTTTGGCTTGCTGCGGCGTTGAAGTTCTGCATGCTTGACGTTGCCGTGTTCATGCTGTTGGCAAAGCTGTACATTGCAACTGCAGCAGCCGCAATAACAGCGATACCCACGCCAGTTAGGGCCAAGAAGGTTCCGTAACTGATGTTTAGGGCGTTCTGTGCAGCTGTGGCGACCCAACAAGCGGCAGAGTAAACTTTCTGGGCAACAGCCACACCCACGCTGGTAGTCATGAAGGTTCCCATGACTGAAACAACCATCATGGCGCTGTTGAAAACCTTAGCTTGGGCGTCGTTTAGCAGTCCGAATTGGTTGGCGATGTAGCCAATAGCCATGCCCGAAGCACCTATACCCGCGATTGCAGCGCCCAAACTCTTAACACGGGCACTCAAGGCTTCAGCGTCAGTTTTAATTCTGCTAAACTCATTGCTCGCACGATTAACCGCCCGAATAGTTACTGCAATTTCGCGGAAACTCATAGGCCCGCCTCCACTTTAGCCTGCTCAATGGCTGAGACTATGACAGCTTCCAGTGATGGCAAATACTGCTGGATAGCTGGGAAAAGATAGGGTTGTGCACGCATGTACCTCGTGCCCAGCTCAACGAACAAGGCGTAAGCTGCATCTGCTCCGATATCAACAACCCAATCCTTGACTTTAGCATAAATTGAACTGCGAAGATAACCCGTAACCATTGGCGCATTCTTAACCGCTTGAGCTTTAACATCGGCAGCCCAGCTAGCCAAGAAACTGTGAACCTCACGCTGCATGCCCGAATCTAATCTTTGCATAGCTACCTTGAATTCTTCTACGCCTTGGATGTCGCAGGTTACTTCTAGTGCCGTTTTGCTTCGCGCTCCGCTTTCCGTTTCTCCTCTTCAGCGATTTCGTCCATTACGTTCAAGATGTGGCAGAACTCCTGCACTGTTCTGGCTGGCTGCTTGGCGAGTTCTTTGGGTGTCCAGCCGAAGGTTTGACATAACCTAAACTCGACAAGAGTGCTATGCGGCTTTCCTCGTCTAACTGCTCTAGTAAAAAACGTAGGTCCTCCCGCGACATGCCGTTTAACTTGTTAACTACCTTAGAGAAAAGCTCCCCAAGCTCGATGGGTATGCCGTCTTCTTCTCCCAGCAGCTTCTCAAGTGTTATGGGGTGGCTTTGTGGTTGTCCATGCATGCTAGCCAAGATAGTTTCCGCCTGAATGGCTATGAAGTCACTGCTTTCCACGTCGCCGCTTAATCGGTTGTATTTGGTGTGTTTTTGGATAATGCGGTTGCGTTTAGCCCATGTTATCTCGGCAAACGTGTAAGTGCCCCTGTATTCTTCGCCGAAGCGCCCATCAATCTCTATTTTTTCGGTGCGCATTTTCAATCATCTCCATTGTTGCAACCCTGTTTCTGATGGCTGTGTTGATGTCTTCAAGCACCATGTCTTGCATCCACTCTGGAAGCTTGAGAATTCGAACGCCAATTGTTTCCCACACTTTGAGCCATTCACTGCGTAAGGCAGCTTCTCGAAGGAATTCTTCCTTAACTTTCATTTCTTCCAATCTTTCATCCTCCTGTTACTATGAAATCGTAAGCGGTCCTCTAGCCGTGAAGGGCACCCTAGCGTAGATCAGGTCCTCAGATTTACCGCTCAAAGAAAAATCATCCCATTTCGTGTGCTCTACGCTCACTTTGTTAGCGCCGCCAAGCCCGAATTCTAAACTGGATTGCTCGGTGTCGGCTAAGACGTCATCGGCTTCTTGTTTGCTTTCAAACTCAAAATTAAGCTCACCAGTCAGCATCCGTTTACCCCAAGTAAGATACTTTGCCAAGTGCCCGTTGGTTGACCTTATGACCGGAACTGGCTTGCAGCTGTTGTCTATTTGCAGTTTCCAAGAAGTGACCCGCTCGCAAGTTACGCCGCCGATTTTGACGTAGCTTTCACTACCAGAGACGGCACCGGCATAATCAGTGTATGAAGCTCCCGTAATTTTTGCGGTACCTACTTCGATGTCTTGGGCTGGAAACTCGGCTTCACATTCTAAGATGCTGTCTATGTCGCATGTTAGGGTTGCTTTGTCGAATCGGGCGCCCTTGTAGAGTAGGCTTATGATGTCTGTGGCAAAGGCGAATTGGTCCTTGTAGTAGAGCATTTGAAGGGAAAGGCTGACGTTGAGTTCTTGTTTGACGTACTGGAGAAAGTTGATGGGTGCATCCGATGGGATGGGGTACTTGATTTTTAGGAGCGGCTGTCTTAAGCCACGCTTTAATGCAACCAAATCAATCGATCCTGTGCCTGCTACTCGGATGTTGTTTGGGTTTATGTCAGGGTCTAAGTTGCTGCAGGAGTGCCCAAGCATTGCTGGGCTAGCTGGAACTACGCCAAAGGTGCCTTCGGTGACGTAGTAGAACTTTTCTTGATCTGAATGATAGGTGTCAACCATGTTTTCACCTGTAACTATTAAGTGGCGATTGACTCGAAGAGCCAAGCCACGATTACGATTTCTTCATTGTAGAGGAACGGCTTAACGTCAACTACATCGACGTCTCGCCAACTGTACACATCGCAAAACTTGATGCCACGCACGTCAACGGTTACTTGCACAAAATCGCAGTACAAAACGGCGGGCGAAACCCCATCTGACGGGTTGGTTGTCCGCGCCATAAGGTACAGGAAGCCGTCATCGTTGACGTAGTTCGTCAGGTTAGACGTTAGAGTGATAGTCAGGGTTTCATCTGTTCCTAAAACGCCAGACTGCGGACTACTCCAAGCGCCAGCCAAGTTATCCCATACTTTAAGGGTAACCCCGTTTCCCTGTGGAGAAAGCCCAAAACCTTCAAACATCAAAACTACACGCTTTAAACACTGCTTTCTGGCTTCGTTTCGGCTCTCCCCCGTTTTGGAGCCTATTTTGAGACGGAAAAGCATAAACGCAAACTCGCCATTGCCAGTTGCGCTTTTAGAGTGCCTTAAGTCGTCGCTTGCCCAAAGGTTCGCATACTCAGCATTTGATAGTTCTGTCCAGACTGAGTTAGACGGCTCGGGTTCGGTTTCGGCTGCCGCATCATAAGCCTTGTGAGTTGTAGACGTAGAGTCGATTGGGTAGAAATTGTAGGCTGTTCTGTAGGGTAGGTTGCGGTTTTCGGGAATAATCAACAGCAGCTGCTCAAGCACTTTGTCATGCATGACTCTGCCGACGTCTAAGCTTGATGGCTTGTCAACGGTAGTAACGGTTGCTCGGAGGGAGTAAATGCGTCGCCTGAGTTTGCCGTCTAAGGTATGTTTCTGCGCTTGGCAAGGCTCAGCGGTTTTGGAGACGGTAATTTGGGCGTCGTAGTCTTTGAACATTTCCCGATCATAATTCGCTTGAGAACAAAGGATACGAGCTGAGCCGCCATCATCTTTAATTACTCTTATTCGGGACTCGATGAGGCGCAAAACGGTAATTACGGGGTTTTCTACTTCGGTCAACTTGCAATTAGCCTCCTTGCGACGCTTTTGAAGTAGAACCGCTGATTGGCAAAAGTGAAGGGCGATACGGTTTGGATTTCGTAGTCTTCGCCTTGGCGCCTGATTTTGTCATGAACCCTTACTGGGAGAAACGTGTAGAATGCCAAGTAGTCGTTCAGGTAATAGCCCGCTTCCAGCATGACTTGTTCAGCTTTGAGTGAGGAGACAATGGCCAGCAAATCCAATGGTTCGCCATAAGTCACGGTGGCAGCGGCTTCTCGGACAGGATAGAGCGTCACTGTTTCGCCCTTAGTCTTCAGAATCTTTGTGAACTGGGTTACGGGCTCCTCGTAATGAAGGAAAAGCTCGGCTAGCCAACAAACTGTGACCATTGCCTGCTTGTTCTCTACATAGCTGTAGTCTGTGTGTTTGGCGCCCCAAAACATGAATTCCGAAGCGTGTTTGCCGATGACTTCTACGCTGAGTTTTAGGCTTGGCTTGTCATGGTTGCTTCGGATTCTCCAAAGAATCCCGCTTGTGACGGCATCGTAGTAATCGCAAGCTGAATATCGGCTGACAACATCTATGTAGCCAGCCCAACAGATTGCTGGGTCATAAGCTGGGTACTTGGCGCTAGCTCTAATGTTGTTTAGGCTGTTGTAGACTTTTTGGCAGCTGACACTCCAACCCTCAACCGCATACAAGCCAAGCAGGGCATAGGCGAACGGGTCGTCGTAAACCTCATTCTCACTTAAGCCCACTCGGTGCCATTTGCCGTCCGAAGGGTCAAAGTCTAACCAGAGGTTTTCAAAGCCATACCTGAGAAAGCCTATTGCTTTGCTCATTATGCTTTGGTAGACTGAAGCGTTTGGGGTGTCGTGCTTTTCGGCTAGCATCTTTAAGCCAATCAAGCCGTAGAAGCACTCGACGTCGAGTTGCAGAAGCCATGCATCGCCAATCGTTACTGCTCTTGCGAAGCCGCCGTAGACCTGTTGGTCCTGCATTGTTTTGAGGAAAGTTCCGCCAGCTAGCTTAGCAGCCTCCAAATAATCTGAATCGTTTGTAAGTTCATAGGCTCTTAGAAGTGAAGGCATGACTCTGCAGACGTCTACGCTGTAATAGTAGGTGCTGGCCTCTGCGCTTTTAAATCCGCCATAAGCCATACGTGCTGGGTCGAGGCACTGCTGAGTAAGAACCCAATCGGCTAAACTCACAATTTTGGCGTAGATGACTGCTTTTCTGTCTTCAAATTGTGGAGCAGAGTAGGCGTCACAGAGAAAGTCGATGGCGAAGCTAGCCGCTAAAACACCCTTACCATACGCTGGGTCAGGTGTACTTGGCGGAATAACATAGACGTTGGGTGCATAATCCATAATGAATTGGTAGTAGGTTTCAGGAACGGTTCCCATGGCTAAGCACTCCCCACATAAGGCGTTTTTAGTGCAGCAATGAGCCGCTCAAACTCTCTCTGCAACACCGCTAAACTTGGCAATGAAGAGTTGGAACTGTTCAAATCGCCAACGCTAAAGTTTAAGCCGATAGCTGAGCCGCCAGTCAAATAGCAGACAGCGTAAATTGCTGCCAAAACGGTGATGGCTTCTTTTTGGGCGTCGCTGCAGTTTTGGCAGTCAATATCAGCGGAGAGCTCAAGCTCTAAAGTGACCTCTGCACGCTTAATCATTTTCAAAACTTTAGCATCAGAAATATCCGAATCGCTTAGATGGAGAACATCCCTAACATCCTCAATAGAGACAGCGGCCAAGCTACAATCCCATAAACCCTTGCCGTTGAGAGTTCAAATAGCTTGAGAGCCAAAACACGATAATATCGCAAACATGACAATGTATCTACAATAGCCGAAGTAACTGAAACTTAAGCAATTTTGAGGTTACGCAATGAAGCGTATAAAAGACTTAACATATAAGGAAAAACGTGCAATCGGTAGAATCATACTAGCGTGCTTAACTCAAATTATGGCAGCGACGAAAAATTAAATATAACTTAGCGTTTGCGCTTCTTGAAGTATACCAGCAAACCCAAGACTATCACGACAGCTGCCGATACGAAAGCAGTGGCGACAAGTGTTGTCGAAAGAGGATGTTGTTGGGATTCTGGTGGTTCGGTGGGTTGATTTGAAGGAGAAGTCGGCATAGGTGTGCTTGAGGACGATGAAGTTGGACTGGTTGTTGGCGTGGGCGATGTGGATGGTGGTGGAGACCAATAAGGTGGGAGAGGTCCTGTATAGCCGAATGGAATGTATAGTTCAGTAGCTGCAATGGCTTCTCCCTGAAGATTGAAAAAGGGAGACCCACCAACGGCATAGAGAATATCATTAACAACCCCTACGGCGAAATTAAATCTGGAGGTCGGCATCGACGCCCCCATCGTCCAACTGTCAGTTTCGGGGTTGTAAACCTGAGTAATGTTGGTTCCGAACAAACTATGTTCAGGTAATCCCCCTATGAGGTATATTCTCTTTGGCGCCCACATTCCAGTTGTTGCACCGGCGGCTGCTTGCCAGACTACATTAGGCATGGGAGTCCCAAAGCTCCAAGTGTCTGTTGATGGATCATAGATTTGAACTAAATTCAAGTTCACAGTGTCGGCAAATTCGTCCTGACCACCCATTATGAATATTTTACCGTCAACTACTGCAGAAGCGTACTGGACAACGGGATAAGGAATGGGCTTTTTAGTGGTCCATGTATCTGTTTGAGGGTCATAGACTTCGTTTAAATCTACAGTAGTGAATTGTCCGCCAGTCCTGCCACCGATTAAGTAGATTTTGCCATCAACCACATTCGCGTTTAATTGGCTTCTGTTGGTGGGCATTGGCGTCTTGCTTTCCCAGGTGTCAGTTTGCGGGTCATAAACCTCGTTAAGTGAACAGAGAATCTGTGAAGCGGTTGATTGGTCAAAGCCCACACTGCCACCTATTACATATATTTTGTTCTGATAGACAGCGATTGCAAATTGGCTGCGGGGTGTTGGAGCAGGCTTTTTTGCTGACCAAGTTAAAGTGGCTGGGTCATATTCTAGGTTTGTACCATCTGGACCAATGGCATAGATTTTTCCATTAACCACAGCTACTTCTATGCCGGATTTTGCATCAGGCATAGGCGGTCGATTTAACCAAGAATTTTCTGTAGCGCTTGCAGCCTTTGTGGCCACTATAAATGAGGACTCTGCAATAACGAGAATAAGCAACAAACCAAGGCTTTTTCTCATACTTATCAGTTAAAAAGGATTATTAATAATGTAAAAGCGTTTTCGTCAAGGTTTCTTGACTAAGCTTCATCCCGGCTTGATCAAGCTTGATCAAGCTTGATCAAGCTTCCTTGACTGAGGAACTGATTGCTGAGTACGTGTATATGGATACTGAAGAGTAGATGGGCTTTGATCGGAGTTTCTAGGTGCCTTGTTTTTTATGTTAAAGCCGGTTTGGGGTTTAGTTGAGCGTATGCTTGGTGATGCACAAGGTATACTTCTCCATTGCCCGCCCAGATTCCGACCAAAAGCTCAGTGACGCTGCCCGGCCATGTTCCGTTAAGGGGTAGCGTTATACTCCAAGCAGGGTACAAAACGTTGCCTTCTTTAACAGTCGGCATCAAGTTTGCAGTGATTTTATTCTCTGTTACGTTGAATCCCGTTACCACCCAATCATCTGACATTCGGTAGGAGTAGTTCTTTATAGCTTCCATGGCAATCGTTACTGCTTGCTCTTTAGAGATATTTACCGCAGTATCACCAATAGTATATCGTGGACGATGATCGATAAAACCAGAGAATACTCCATCTTTGAAGTGTGCATCTATTAGTAAATATTCACATCCGTTAGTGATGCGTACCCAACGGAAGTTTATTGAGTCGCCAAACGCTGTGCCGGTCAAGTCTTTATGGGTAACGGTAAGCTTTAGGTCTTCTGAGATTATAGTTTGATTCTGGGTTGGGTCAACGTTTGCTAGCATGGCTATCATGTCTGTCGAATCTAAGTTAGAGTAAGCTTGGTATTTCTCGAGAAAGCTTTTGGCTACATCTGTTGTGTTGGCATACGTTTGGTCAGTTATGATTGAACCCTTATCGACTCCTAATTGGCATTGATAAAGAGCTTTGTTATAGAAACTGCAGATAAAGGTCAGGGATGAATCCTTTGACTCCAAGGAATATGTTTCTATCAATGACTCCGAGCCCATAATTAATCCTTCACTATTACTAAAGTTTGAGGAAAATGGGGGTCTAAACGTTATATTGTACTGTGAACTGTCGATTGGCAATACGTTTTCTATGAAAGCTAATGCTTTGTTCTGCTCGGTTGAAACCGTTGATGGATCGGAGGGCATTCCAGACGATACTATTACAGTGCCAAGTATTATGCCAAGAGCCACTAATGCCAAGAGCAAGGCATAGGCTTTTCTCATTTTATTTGCCTCCTGATTGGATCAACCAAATTTGTGATAAAAGCGTTTTCGTCAAGGTTTCTTGACTAAGCATTTATTGAAAGCGAGCAGTAATTGGTTTTTAGTATCTTGTCATCTATTAAACTTTTTGCGATTCATGGTCCGACAAAACATTTTGAATTAGTTGGAGGGTGCGCTCTTTCCTTATCTGAAAAAGCCTTTTTACTGTTGTCCTGTTGTTGGGGTGGACTTTTCTTCCCAGAGTTCCCACCCAAACTTGACAGCGTTTTTTCGGAATTCTTCTGCTCTTACCAACCCAAGCTCCGTAGCCCTAATCAGATCGGCGGGCACAAGCTCAGGCGTTTCTGGGCTTCCAAAATTCAGTCTAACCTTTGCATTAGCGGCATCAAATCCAGCTTGCGATACCGTGATAGCGAAGATTTCTTTTTCTACTTGGCGCTTGATGTATCGCTGAACAGGTTTTATCAGCATATCTTGAAGGTCTAAGGCGGCCCTTGCGCTTGCTTCGGTGAATCCTGGAGTGCTAAAAAGCCGTGGGAGCGGTGTTTCGCATCCGAGGTAGAATTGGTTTACCATGTGGTCGATGTAGTACTCGAAGCGTGCCCGTGGGTCGATGGATACTGGGTAGACGCCGACGGATTTGGCGCCGCTGAAAAGCCACTGCCCCTCTTCCGGGCGATTTTTAATTGCGCTCTCGTATTTTTTAATGGTGTCCTCTTTCTGGCCTTCAAGTTGCACAACGACGTCCGGTCCAGCGTATTTTACAAAAATGTTAGGCAGAATCTTCTCTATTTTGGCTTTCATCCAAGCATAGGAGGGGCGCTTATCCGTGTCAACAGTCAAAGTGTGCAGCAGAACCTGCAGCAAGCCCACGCCGAACCCAGATGGAACATCGCCGTTTAGGTGCCAGTGAATAACGGCTTCGGGCTTTAGCTCGTTTCCAGCGTTGCCGCTATAGGTGGCTTGAAGCTGGTAGCCTGTGACTTTATAGGGAATTTTGAGGGTAGGAACAGCGCTTAGCCCTATGCGTTGGACTGAATCAATCGGCATTCGCAACATGTCAGCTAGCCGTTCAGGTGCGAGTTTAAGCCAAAAATCGTTGCCACACGCAATGAGCGGCTTGGCCATATCATTTAGTAAGCCGTCCAAGTTGACATCTTCGCAAAACTTATCCACTGCCGCTTTAGCTTCGGCTGCTTTGTCGTATTTTTCGTCAACTGTGGTGTAAAAGCCCATGCCAACCGTTGAAGCCGCCAACAGGTCCACGCTGCTTTTGCATGTTGGGTCTCGGTCGTAAAGTTTCATGACGTCGGCTAGTGGGATGCATGAGGTGTCAAAGAATACTCTGTCCTTTGGGGATGCCACGCCTGAAGCGGGCGCATAGGAGAGTGCTTCACGGATTTTTCTTAAGACATTACTCATGCAGGTTAACCTCAAAGGATTTTCTGTTTCCCAAAAAAGAGGGATGAAAAATTTTTGTTGGAGCAGTTTAGGTCATGGTCTGCTTTACGTTGGTCATTCGGGCAATAGCTTTGGACCGTAAGATGCCAGCGCCAAACCTTGTGGTTCCACGGACGCCGTACTGGCCTGTTTTGACGTCTTCCCAGTCTTCCACCGTAACGTCTCTTCGCAAGAGCATAACTGAAGCTACTCGGGTGTCGATTGCATACATTGTTCCGTTGGGTACCAGAGTGCTTGATTGCACTGTCATGCCAAGTACGCTGCCGATGGTACCTTGTGCGATGTCGGTTTCACTGCTTGGCAGGTAGACGGATTTTACGAATTTATCGTCGTTTAGCAGTTGGTGTAGTTGCATTTCGTTGACGGCTAGCACGTTGGGGCGCCAGTGTTCTCTTCGAACCGCTTCATGCAAACTTAATAGTGACGCCCAGCTTGCGACAAGACCGCCGCCAGCCAGCTCTGCGCCGGTTGCTAAGTCGCCGGCTTGAACTGCTGCGTACAATGCCAAGATCACTTCGGTTTCGTTTTGTCCAAGTGCTCTGCCTACGTTGTCGACGGCTTTGCTCATTACGTTCCAAGTGGCATCTTCGAGGTATTCGCGGCTCCACTCATCGGAGGATTCGGCTAGCTGGTTAGTGTAGATGTCTACTGTGGAGGGTTTCTTTGAGCTTAGCCTTGTTACTGCGCCTTCTGCATAGCGGTAGCCAACTGCGCCTGCGTCAAGCGGGAAACGCTCCATCGCCTCCGATGTTGGCATGACGGTGATGATGTTTCTGCCAATCAACTCTGGCCATGCAGCATCCACCATTGTGTCATGCATTCTGCCAAGGGCGCTTGCCATATCGCTGAAAAAGCCTTCTTTGACACCCATCTGCGAGTAGCGTTTGAGGAATGGGTGGTCGGCCTTCTGCTTGAGCTTCTCGTAGACTTCTCGTTGGTCGCTTTGTTTTGCCATTAGAGCTTCAAAAAGTCGCGGTTTCAATGTCATCACTTCTCCACATCAATGAATAGCAGGTCGCCATCAGTGGTTGTGGATTCAAGGGCTGTGCCGAGTTTGCGGTTGTAGAAGATTGTGTAGGTTGCCGCTCCGCCTTCGTTGACTGCTTGATCAACCAGTGGGGCTACTTTGTTGCTTCCAGCCGCGCACACTGCTTTGCCCCGTGTTATGGCTCCGTTTGCTGTGACTTTTACTCTGCCACGTTTAAGCACCGGACACATTTCCGCTGCCAGCACTGTTTTGGTTGCTACGCCTATAGCGTCGTCTCCGCCTGGGCTAGCCGAAACTTTATCGTCGGCGCTCAAGTAGACGGGTGAGCCTTTGGTGATGCCTGCTGCGGCTTCAAAAGATTCGATGATGGCGTTTGGGTCGTCGGTTTCTCCTGCAGCCATCCAAGCTTTGCCTGTTTTATCAGTCATCTAATCAATTCGATTCTCTGTTTTGAATTTCCCAAAGTTCGTCCTTTGGTACTCTCCCTCATAGAAATGAGCATAAACACAGCTAGCTGCCTCCAGCTTTCTGCTCTAGCTGCTGAACTACTCGTCGCAGTTCTTGACACATACGCTGCGGTCCTAAACTCCAACTACGCTGAACCATGGTCGAGGGTAAAACGGCTTCAACCATTTTAGCAGCTTCAGAAACAGCTATCATTTTAGAAGGATTCTTCAGCAAGCCGTTACACGGGACTTGTTTGCGTAGGTCCTCGATGGTCTTTTGCGCCTCAGTTAACTTACCCTCTGTTTGAGTCAGTTTCTCCATAACCTGTACGTTAGTCTCGGGAATACCTGGCACTGCCACGAGGCTTAACTCGGCATTATGCAAGCCATGAGGAACTTTGCCATCCACCAGATCGACGGCTTCGTAGTCTGCGCCGACGCTGACGTGCTGAATTAGGCCTTTACGGATTTTCTCAGCGGTTGACTCATCGTAGATTTCCGCTTCATACCAGAGGTTGTGGCCATCCCAATCGGTCTTTGTTACTTTTCCGATTGCGTTGGGAACGGCAACATGCTCTATGTAGACTGGAGCGCTAGCCAGTTTGCTAGTGAAAGCTTGCAGCTCCTCGCTGGTGTAGATGTTGTAGTTTCGGCTCATACCACTGCACATGGCTACACCACGAATTTGCAAGGGTTTCCCGGACACAGCCTCAAGAACTTTGAAAGGCAAAAGAGAAGCGACATGCTCCCTAAGCCGTTTGCATTCTTTACAACAAGAGCCATCCTGAGACATAACACAATCGCAAAAGTAAGCCGTGACTAAGGATTAATGGCTTGAGAGCCTAATTTTGATAATATCAAAAAAGCGATAATGTGGGCGTATTTCCACAAAGCTTATATTAAGAAATTAAAATAATAAGAAAATAAAAAAATCAATTGGATGGATAACACGTTGGGAAGAACTATCGGTATTGATGACAAAACCTACAAGGAATTAGTTAGATTAACTGCTCATTTCATGCAAAAGACCGAGGAACAAATTTCCCTAAGCGACATAGTGCGACTCTCCGTTTATCTGTTCAAAGGTTGCCTAGATAACTACCCAGAACTTGGAAAGCAAATATTAAATCAGATCGACTTTGGGGAACAGAAAGAGTTAACCAAAGACTTTTTTTCAAAAGATATTATCCCTGAGTGGTTTGGCAAGGATTTTCTTGACTTCATCTTTGGTGTAGAAGATTTAAGGAAGCGCTGTTTGGAGAGCGGTAATTAACATGATAAACGCTAATGTAAAAACTAAAAGTGATCTTGAAAGAGAACTAGATGACCTCTTATATCAATCGCTTGCCCTTAACTCTGAACTCGAAAAATTAGCTATTTTGGAACGCATGAGAGATATTTTTAATCAATTAAATATTGATCCAGAAAGGAGTGAAGTCAGAGACCGCGAAAATTTTAAGCAAATGCAGAAAGATTGTTCTGAACAAAGCCTAGCAATCAGTTGCATAGAGTTAACGATGAAACATGATTTAAGAGGAAATATTACCGAGTGGGGTCTAGATGGTAAAGCATATCCAGCCACCTAAATTTGGCACTATTTATCAAAGTAAGAGCAAGATGCTGGAGGACGTTAGGCTTCTATTGGGTTTAACTCAAGAAGAACTGGTCTCGGCTTTAAATCTGCTAGAGAAAGTGGATTACGGCAGCTTGCAGTTCGACCGTGATAGTACAAGTATTAGATTCCAAAGCTCTTCTTCAACACATTCAATTTATAGTGATATTAGCGTAGAAGTTCAATTGAAGGAAGACGACGTTAAACATACCGTTGAATATCAAATCCCTAGGTCAATGCTCAAAATTCTAAGGAGAACAAAAAAGAATAAGGTACCAGACATTGTTGAAAAGGAGAGTTAACTCGGTTTGATTGTCAGTGTATTTATATGTTCTGAGCATGAGGAGGTAGAGTTACTGGATTTCGACGGTCAAGTTGCTAATTGTGATATATGTGGAAAGCAAATGACTAAGATAGCCCAGTATGAGCAGGGAGACGATAATACAATAAGGGATATGCGGGATGGGAGCGGCAGAAAGCTAACTAAGAAAGTTAAGGTTTTTGTGTGCCCCGACCACGAAGAAATGGAACTAACCGATTTTCAACAAGATAACGCATTTTGTCCTTACTGTGGCAAAGAAATGAAGAAGGCAGGAGAATACATGGAGTGAAACAAACACTATTCACGCTTTAAGCTCTCAGCAAATGACAAGTCCAACCTTGCCCGCTCAAGCTTTCTGAGCGCAGTTTTCCGAGCACGGTAAACATTTGGCGTTTCAATCTTTAACCTTTTGGCAATTTGATAATCGCTCAAGCCCTCAGCATGCAACCGTAGAATCCTCCGCTCACGCTCAGTCAACGCCAAACTTAATGATCTCCTGACATTTTTGCGCATTCAGTGCAGACAAACCTAACATGTGGAATCATCAACAGATACTCGGGTGAAATTTCTAGCCAGACCTCCCGCCCACAACAAGCGCAAGCAACCTTCTTTACAGGATAGCGTGGAGGACCAAACGGCCATTCAGACACCAAATGTAGAATAAAATCCGCCTGCTTCACTCTACCGCCTCCAACAAGCTATCATCTGTTTCTTTTTGAGGGAATAATTCAAGCAATAGCTGACCCTTCTTAGTCAGAATCCAAAACTTCTTGACTCCCGAATTCCTTGATGTATAGCCAGTGTACGCTAAAGTTATGAGCCCCAAATCCAGAAGCTTACTAACTTGCCTGTGAACGCTAGAGTAAGTGTGCCAAGAACCACACTGGAATATTTCAAAGGCTGAAGTAGGCTCTTGGAAGCACCGCAACAACTCAATATTAATCAGCAAAAACTTGCCATCATCAGTCTTTTTCATTTCCAAGCTTCCTCCTCGGTCCCTAAACCGTCACTATGACCATTATCGCTAAATTCAACGCCGCCGTCGCCATAGGCGTTTAACGCAAAACTTGTCAATGCCCAATGCCAACCGCGCTGCTCAGCAACCGCTTCATTCAACCTTTTCTGCAGACGTTGATTCATACGCCCTAACCTTCGACTAACATGATGCCTTGTAATTTTGAACCTCGTAAGCTTCATAGCGATATCTTTAGGCAACAAGCCCGGAGAACCAGCTTCAAAGAGCGCCTGCAGAATCTCCTTATCAACCTCGTCTTTGCAAGCTATCTCTTCGATGTCACCTTTTTTGTAGACAAGGCTGGGCTTTATGCCAAACTCGATGCGGTCAAGCTTGCGGTCAATAGAATCCAGCCGCTTCTCTATCCGGTTCAATCTCTGCAGCTCATACTTGTGTTTCCCAACTTTGTCAGCTTGACTGCGCTTATTTTTCATGGGCTTTTCGGCGTTTTGAACACTGCTATCACTATCTTCCATAACAAATTGCACACTCCATGTTTTCTGCTCCATCAACACATGGCAAAATTGACAATCGGTAATCAGGACCAACCCACCGCAGAAAAGCAACTTCTGAAAAGCATGGACTTTTCCCATACCCTTGGCATAGTGCTAAAAGTGCTTTTGAACAGATTTCCACATCCAAAAATGCGCAAAGAAGCCTATGAGACATAGCTGTTACCTCCATCTGCTGAAGCCTTAGCCACGCCTTGACTGCCTTCGGAATCTGCCAGCTTGCATAGGACCTCAGCAACCTTGGCTAAGTCATATCCCATCTTGTCTAGCTTGGTTAGGCTGCCTGAGATTTTCTCCAAATCGTATAGCACATTGCCCATTTGCCCCTCCAGTTTCTTGACTCGCTCCGGCATCATCAAATACTCAACGGCAGCATCACGGCCAAGATGGTCAAGCTCGCCCTCGTCTTCTCCCGGGCTGTCATCGATAACCCGCTTTGGCGTACTCACAGTGAAGTACCGGTTGAGCAAATTGGCGACTGGGTCGTCGATGCCTAACTCATGCCGCTTGTTAATCTGCCCTTCACCCAAGACACAGCCGTATTTACTGGATAAGCCCTTAGCCACACGATCGGCCATGTTCTTTGCCAGAGTCACAAGCTCTCCCGGGCTGCGACCATACAGCGTCTCAACATGCACAATCCAAGACGTCGTAGTGTGCCTAACCTTGACGCCTTGTTCCAAACCCAAAAGAGCCGTCCAATTCACCATTTCTATGCGCTTAAAATCACCCATTGGATAAACCCCCTCACGTAAAACTGGAAACTTGAAAAAACAGCGATGAAGCCGAAAGACACCGCTGCTGAAGAGGACGCCCTCACATGATATGAGAAAGTTTTGACCTTTCTCGGTTAACTCGTAATCTACAAAGTTACTGCGCTTAAGTCGGCGGATTAAACCTGCCTTTTCCATCTTCTTTACGTAGTAATCGACGTGTTGTTTGCTCCATCCACGGGCTCGTCCTATCTTGGCAGGGTACATTTTGACCTCTATACCTTTGAGGATGGGGATGACGCGACTGCGTACGGTAGAGAAGTCAAATTTTACTTTGGACTTTGAAACGCCAAAATTTTGACTTCTATCAGATTGCTCAGCCAA